TACAGATCAAGGAATTACAATTACTGCTGGTGGTTTAAGCACTAATAGTTTAACTGATACAGCTTTAACTGCTGGATCAGTATTATTTAGTGGTGCTGCTGGTTTAGTAAGTCAAGACAATGCAACATTCTTTTGGGATACAACAAATAAAAGATTGGGTATTAATAACGCATCACCAGGCGCACCATTAGATATTCATAGTACGGGTACAAATGCTCATTTTAACGGAACTGGAACTAATAATGCTTATGTATTTTTCCAAAATGCTGGAACTAGCAAATGGAGAGTAGGTAACTTTTATAATGCTGGTGCGAATAGCTTTGATATACACGATACAACAAACGCAACAACTAGAATTTCTGTTAGAAATACTGGTGAGGTATTAATAACTGGTTATAATACGATTTCAAATACCCCAACATTTTCAAGTTCTGGTAACTATGCTAGTAACCCTAGCTTGAATTTAACAGTCCCAGCTTCAAGTACATTTAATAGTGGTGCTAGTTATTCTGGTATGGCTGCTTCTTTACTTAATTCTTTTGACGGAAGTAGTACGATTGGTAGCGGTGCGGTAATGGCTGGTTTTGTTGGTGTAAATAGACAATCTTTTAATGCTGCGGGTTACACAATAACATTAACGCAAGGTGCTTCGGGTATTAGGGCGGTTTGTGGTATGCAAGTTTTACAACAAACGGGCGGTTCATTTACTGGAACTATTACACACGGAGCAAGTTTATTGGTGCAAGGTGTTTATCCAACAAATGCAACCAATATAACATATACCAACTATTATGGTTTATTAATAAATCAATTAGATGAATACGGCGGTGTAACATTTACAAATAGATGGGGTATTTATCAAGGCGGTGCAAGTGATAAAAATTATTTAGGAGGAAACACTGGTATTGGTATATCTCCTCAATTTACACTTGCTGGATTTAAAAGTTTAGAAATTTCAGATACAGGTCTAATTTATGCTGGAAGTGGTCAAATGGCTATCAATAATAATGGTTATAATGACGGAAGTTGGAAATATAAAACAACTAACTATTCAATTCTTTTAGCAACTGATAGTGGACAATATGTATTCAATACAGCACCAAGTGGAACTGCTGGTAATGCAATTACATTTACTGAAAGGATGCGTTTAACAAATACTGGAAGTTTAGGAATTGGAACAAGTACAATAGGATCAAAATTACAAGTTAACGGAAACGCTGCAATAGGTTATTCAGCTTCTACGGCAGCACCTACTAATGGATTGGCAGTAAGTGGTAATGTAGGTATTGGAACAAATAGTCCAAATATTTTTGCACAAGGTGGTACTATACTCACAATAAATTCAAATACTGGTGGTGGTATTTATGGTGGATTAGAATTATCTAATAATGGGACATCAATTGCATATTTTTTAAATAATTATGTTAATGGATTATTTTTAGGTACCAAAACTTCAATACCTATAATTTTCAATACAAATGATACCGAAAGAGCAAGATTTACATCAACAGGACAATTAGGTATTGGAACATCAACTCCCGTAGCAAGTTCTGCTTTACAAGTAGCTTCAACTACTCAAGGTTTCCTTCCCCCAGTAATGACTACAACCCAAAAAAATGCAATTAGTTCCCCAGCTGCGGGTTTAGTAGTATTTGATAGTACATTGGCAAAACTTTGTGTTTATGCTAGTGGTGCTTGGCAAACAATAACATCAGTATAATATTTAAAATAAAACAAAATGGCACAAATACAACCAATAACTACATTCTATAATGGTGAATCAGTACAATTAACAAACTTTGTATTAAGTTCAATCGGTGATAATCTTAGTTTAACAGCTTTACAAGGACAAGCTACCTTTTATTATGAACTACAAACAGAAATAAAGGATACTGAAGGTAATACAAGTTATCAAAACGTAATTACTGCAAATTTATCAATATCAGGTGCTGATTATGATAGCTGGGGTGCTGATCCTAACTCAAATCAATGGGCATATAATTGGTCGGCTCAACAATTAAACTTAACTTTGGTATAACTTTTTTAACCTTTAAATCTTACAACTATGAATGAAAAACAAGCACTAACAATTTTAAAAACATTAATCGACGTTTCTATTAAAAGAGGTGTATTCGAAAATTTAGAAGCAACTCTTGAAATAAATAACGCTTTTAATTTTGTAGCTGAAAAAATTTTGAAAAAAGAAGATGAACAATCAATTAGATCATAATAGCATTACTGGCTCAATATTAAGTGTAGGATCGTACATATTAAGCATTAGCCAAATTAATGCCGTAGCCAGTACGCTATTTATGGCAATAAGTGGTGTTGCTTCAGTTACCACTATTTATTATAATATTAAAAAAATTAAAAACAAAGACAATGAGAAATCCTAAAACAACCCTTTTCGGTTTATTGGCTGCCATTGGCGGATATTTTGCAACCAGTACAACTGGGACTTTACAAACTGTAGGTCAAATAGTAGGTAGTATTTTTACATTTTTAACAGGTGCGGCTGCACAGGATGGCAAATAAGATATTATGGACTTTAGAAATAGCACTAAAAAATATCCTATAGGTATTAAATGTAATAACCCTTTAAACGTAAGTACAGCTGGCTGGCAAGGGGAAGTGGGTATATATAATAACCCAGAGAGAGAGGCTATATTTGTAGATACCCAGCACGGACTTAGAGCTGCTGCACTAAATTTATATAGTTATTATAAAACACACGGACTGCATACAATCAGGGCAATAATTAGTAGATGGGCGCCTAGTAATGATCCTAATGCTAATAATGATCCTAATAGCTATGCAAATTTTGTAGCCAGAAAGACTGGTATTAATGCTGATACAGTATTTGAATTAAATGGTACTAATATAAAATCTATAATGAAAGCAATGGCTATTATAGAACAGGGCGCAAATTATGCAGCTTTAATACCAGATAGCGACTACGATGAGGGTATTAAAATGGCTGATAAAAAAGAGTTATTAGTTACTACTGCAAAAATTGGACTTGGTGGAGTAGCTTTTTTTTTTAGTAATATGGCTAATAATATCAAAAACAAGATCAAAGCAATAAAATAGGTTTTTCATATAGTTTGATTCATACAGGTTTAAGTCAAGTTTCGAGGGGGGTTTCTACCCCTCTTTTTTTATGTATATACGTTCCGCGAACAATCTAGTAGTTTTTTCGTATAAGTTAAAATACTCAGCACCTAGTCCAGCACAGAAATTATAAAAGTTGTTAATGTTAGATATATTACGATACTTGCGTACTGGCTGATTGTCTTTAAAAAAAACAATAGCTGTGAATAGCTTTTTAGCCATATTATAGGGGTTTATCGTTTATCTTAAAGTATCTGCCATTGTCATCCTTAAATGCCTTTATTTTACGCTTAATGGCTAAAACTGATACAGCCTTTAATACTTTCATTCTATCAAGCTGGGTAATCTCATAAAGGTCTTGCAAACTTACTGCCCTACGTTGCTGAATAATTAAATAAATTCTGGTTTTGTTTGTCATTTTATTTATATCTTTGTGGTGAAAAAAGTTAACCTATAATGGGTTTATTTGTCAGTAAGCAGTCCAGTTTGTTAAATTCTGGGCTGCTTTTTTTTACTGACAATACTAACCATTAGTTCATTCTATTAATAATATTCCAAATTATATTCTTAAATAATTCGTACAATAGTATTATTACAATAATTTTTAAATATGTCATTTAGTAAAGTATTTATTATCTGATCCTTTAATTATCCAGCTTTTGCTGATCCATATTTTTATTAAGTTCTTAGCATAGTTCTTACTGGTGGCTGTTCTCTCAATAATCTCATCTAATATATCATTGTAGTTTTGGGGGGAAACTACAATTTGATTGCATATACGTTTGCTTTCCATATCATCCAGATCACTAGCTTTTTTTCCCTTTTCTACTTTATTATTCGTTTCTACTTGCTGAAACAATCCATTAAAATTCATTAATGTTACTGGCTCAAAGTCCGCATCTGATCTCATAAACCTACTTGATAAAACATAACTATTTTCTTCTTTATTTTTAATTATATCTAAGGTAGATTGGGCAAAACGATCACTAGCCGAGCCAATATGCCCAGTAGTGGTTAAATTACTCTTAGACTGGTGTAATACTGTTATCAGTAATACATTATACACTTTGGTTATTTTTTTAAGCCATTTAGTTACCAGACTAGCTTCTCTTTCATCATTGGCATTAACAATAAGATCAAGCAAACCATCTATAATAATAACGCTACAGTCAGCATTATTACTAAGATAGTATTCAATCATCTTACGGATGATCCCGCTTCCATCCTCACGCACTTGATAAGCATCAAACCATTCTGGCAATTCTAGTCTTTCGCAGAAACCTTTAATCTTGTTTATCTGCCTAAAAAAGTCATAGTCAGAACTTTCCGTATCAAAATAGCATATCTTTTTACGATCCATAGGCAAATGTATTTTCATTGTAAATACATCATACGGAACAAATGCACTAGCTATAGCAGCTGCTATATAGGTACTTTTTGCGCTCTTAGGTAAACCGCTAAAAGTTACCCAGTTCTGCAAATTTCCTACATTTTTGTTTCCTATCGTAAAAACTATACTCTCTTTATTGGGAATGTAGTTTGGGTTATATTTTCGCTTTTCAAGTAATTCGTTTAATGGTAATTTATTGTCAGTATTGTCCATTATCTAAATTGGGGTATATCTCTTTGCAAATAACCAGCTACAAATAAAGCAGCTATAATTATTAAAAGTGATTGACCATTACGATTGAATAATAGCCAAGTTATCAGTTTTTTCATTTTGTAAGTTTTTAGTTTTTTCCTCTAATAATTTAAGTAAGTCTATAGCATCGTGTATTGCTGTAGCCATTATTTTTGTAGCTTCCATATCTCCTAAATGATCTCCAGCAATAGTGCAATATGTTTTATAAAGTTCTAAGGCATAGTATTCTAGTTTAGAAAGTCCAGCCATAGGGAAAACAATTTGCCCGAATTTATCCTGCATAGGAGTTACTGGGAACGCGTTTGTTAGTGCAAAGTTCATAAATTATTTTTTTCTTATTTTATCTAATTCAGAATTTAAATTTTCTTTTAATTCTGTTATTAATCTTTTTATTTCATCTTGATTTTTTATTTCATCAATACGTAAATATTCGTTTATTATAACAGAAACAGTAACTAAACAATCTAACCAACCTTCTTCATATTCTCCAAAATTTTCTTTATCAGTGTACTCGTGCATTATATTAATAGCTTCCTCAATATTATTTTGCAAATTTTTTAATTTTTTCATAATTGTATTTTTTAATTGTGTACTTTATCAAATATTATTAAGCAAAAAAGTTCAAAAGGTAATGGGCTTTCTTTAAAACCTTTTGTTTTTTTGGCTTTGTCATAATTAAATTTTAAGTAAGGTAATTCCTCGGAGATCCAGTTAAAAATTTGCTCAATGGTAAATTTTTTGTTTTTCATTGTTTGTCAGTTTATTTTGTTAAGTAATCAATATGTGCCTTAGCACTTGTTAAAGTTTTATGAAAACTGTTGTCAATAGATACTACATACTCGTTACCTACTTCGAATATGATATATCCTAAATAATATATCTTTCTCATCTTAAATATTTTTTAAGTGTTGATTTAATGCTGCTAGATCACAATTATAACTTGCAATGGCATCTTCTAATAACATCCTAAATTCTTGATCCATTTTAAATGGGAAATTATCTTGCCTAACAAAATAATGACTTGATCCTTCAAATTTACTAGATGCTTGAAACATCATAGTACAGTCTTTGTAATCTGTTAGTGAAGCAAGTAAACGCAAGTAGTCGCGTTTTTCAGTCAGTTGCTTAATTTCAAGCAACACAGCGGTAGTGCTGGATAAGTTTTTTTGCATTGGGTTTATTTTATGTCAGTAAAATATTAACTAGGCTAAATTATAACTTTTTCGCATACTACCAAATATATTTTTTAAAATATATTAATTAAAGGTGAAAAAAGTTAATTAAGGTGTATGTTTTTAGGGGTATCTGAACTTTATTTTTGGCTACCTATAGTAGCCCAAAAATAAAGTTTTATAGTCATAACATTGCAGCTTTACCCCTACTTTTTTTCCACATTGTAAAAAAAAATAAAAAAAGCTGTTTTTTGTCAAAAAATGCGTAATTTTATGCTAATTCTAATTTTATGGCTAAAAACTGGTTAATATTCCCAGCTTTGATTATAGGATACGTTTTATACGAGAAATTTGTTTTGAGTAAAACATTTTCCGTATTTTTTAAAAATTTAGATTTTAGTAGAATGTCTTTGACTGATCCTACTATAAATTTAGTTTTACAGGTTAACAATCCAACTCCGATTAGTGCGGAAATTCAAAAGATTAATGGTGTTTTATATGTTGAGGATCAAGCTGTAGGTCAAGTTCTAGGAATAACCCCTACAGTTTTACATTCTGGATCAAGTTTATTGAATGTTCCAGTAACATTAGACTATTCGGAAGTAGCAAATTTGATACTTAAACTTAGAGATAATAAGTTTAGTTACAAATTTGTAGGAACTATAATGATAGATTATATAACAATACCTTTAAACTTTGGATATCCTTATTAATGGTAAGTAGAAATTTGTTAATAGGGAAAGTCAGTCCGTTTTTAGGTAAAAAGGAAGTAGTGGTAGCTAATCAAGATACTGTAGATATTATTGATGCACTAATTAGAAACCACTACAAATATTCGGATGAGTATGACAAAATATATAGATATTTTGTTGGTGATACAGTAGAGGACACAGCCTTTAATGTATGGTGTTTTTTGAAAGATGAGTTTAAGTATAATATTGAGCCAGAGGAAATGCAAATTTTGCGATCTCCAGCTGCTTTATTAGCTTCTAACATTGTGGGCATTGATTGCAAAGGATATGCAACATTTGCTTGCGGAATAATGGATGCTTACCGTAGAAATACTGGTAAGAATTTTGAAGTGTATTATAGGTTTGCTTCTTATGATCCTTATGATAACACTCCGCAACACGTGTTTGCTGTGGTAAAAGAAAAAGGGTATGAATACTGGATTGATCCAGTATTAGATCAGTTTGATGAAAAAAAGCAACCTTATTATTATAAAGATAAAAAAATAAAAAATATGGCATTAGTAGCAATGAGTGGCATAAATGATGTAAATGAAAATTACAACGAAGCTATGGGTAGTGTTATGGGTAACGATCCAAAATGGTGGGAAGTAGTATTTAAAAGTGCGCCTGATATTATTAGAGCCGCAACTGGTCAACAACCAATTTACACTCCACAGGCACCACCACCACCGCCACCACCAGCTGATAGATCTGGTGATAAAGGAACAACACAGGAATTTAAAATTTTAGGAATGAGTCCAACTACTTTTGCGATTGTTGCTGGTGCTGCTGTTGTTGGTGGATATTTGTTATTAAGTAAAAAACGTAAATAAGTCTAAATGGACTATATAGGTTATAAAAAAAGTGTTGGTAATTTACTATCATCTGGTGCAAGCACAGCTTCGGCTGCTTATGCTGCATATACTGCTACTGCTGCTGCAAGAGCTGGTGCAACTGGTGGACTAGATATACAAGCTGATATTGCTTTAGCAATGGCTGGTGTACAATTTTTAGGTGATCTATATAATCAATGGACAAGTCATCCAGCTGCTGATGCTAGAGATTTTATTAAAAATTTAAAACCTAAATTAGCTGCTGCTGATCCTTATAACAGATTAGTTTTACTTATGGCTGGTGATAGTAAAATAAATCATAGAGCAAAAGACGTATCAGCAAAGGAATTAGTTTTATGGTATAGGGGAAATTATCCAGATGACTATAAAACTTTAAGAGTAGAGGATAAAAAATATTTTAATGATTATTTAGATAGTGCTGCACAGGGTAGCACAGACGTAAATCAAGCATCAAGAGATTATCAAGCTGCTAAATTTACAACTAGCGAAATAAATTCAAATGCAACTGCAACTCAAGCTGCATCAAATATTTTTTCAAGTGTAACGTCTGGTAAAACAAACTGGGTATTATATGGTGCTATTGGAGTAGGTGTTATTTTTTTGATTAAAATGTTAAAAAAATGATACCTAGAAAGGTAAAAGAGAATGTTATGAAAGCTATTGCAGCAAACTATATAAAAGGAAATAAGTGCGCTACTTTAGTAGGGAAGAAAAGAGCAAATCAGATATTAAAAGATGAATTGACTATAAATACTTTAAAAAGGACATATAGTTATTTAAAAAGAGCAAAGACATACGATAATAAAGACTGGAATAAGTGCGGAACAATATCTTATAATCTTTGGGGTGGTGATGAAATGCTAAAATATTGTAAATTAAAACTAAATAAAAAATGACAGCTTTACAATCAATAATAAAAGAAGCAAAGGCTATACGTAAAAAACGTCCTACAATGGAATGGAAAAAAGCAGTAGCACAGGCTAGTGCAATTTATGCAAGTAAGCATAAAGGCAAAAGTCCAGTAGGAAAAAAGAAAGCTAAAAAATCTGTAGGTAAAGTAGATAAAAAACTTAAAAAAGGTTTAGCTAGTAAAGGTTTAAAAATGCCACACGGTTATGATGTAGTAAAAAGAAAACGCAAAATTAGTGGTGTTATTAAAAAGAAAGCAATTAGAAAAACAGCTACTAAAAGAAAACCAACTGAAAAATCAGTTTTAAAATCTATAAAACACGCTGTATCTGTTCAAAAGCAACATATGGGTAACATTGGCGGACACGCTATAGACAGAATTAAATCAGCTATGTCCCATTTAAGTCATTATGAACATACTTATAAAAAGTATATGGCAATGCCTTTATATGAGAAAAAGCTATTTGCTGGTCAAATAAAGAAACTTAGACACTTAATTAAAGAAACTAAGACACATATAACACAATTAAAAAAATCTATTTAATAACAATTTTTTCTCAATAATTTAAAAAAAAACAAAATGGCAAGAAGAAAACATCATGCAAAAAAAAGCCACCGTAAACATAGCAGACGTCGTAGAATGTCTGGATTAGGTGAAATCGGTGCAATGGCATCAGGCGCAGTTTATATTGCTGGCGGTGCAATTTTAGCACAAGTAATTACTCAAAAGTTTGTTGCTCCAATGACTACAAAGCAAACGTCAACAACACAAGGTTTAATTGCTGGTGCAGTACCTATCGCATTAGGTATGTTAACTCCTAAATTCATTAAAGGTGATGTAGGTGCTAAATTAGGTGCTGGAATGATCGCTACTGGTGGATTGAATTTAATCAAAACAACAGGTTTAATTAGTGGTATGGGTGCTGACTATTACAGAAACCAACCAGTGAGAAACATTGCGGGTTATCAAGGTGCATCAGCTGGTACTTATATCGCTGGTATTAAGAACGCTGCAATCTTAGAGGCTTGTTAATAATTAACTTTTTTCACTTTTATTAAATAACAGAATAAATATATAAAAAATGGCAACTCAAATGGGAAATCGTTTAGTGTTCGAAAACGCTAAAACGTTAATCAACCAACTAGGTTATGACGCTAGTCACGCTGTCTTAACTCCATCTTTCTTGCGTAGTGAGGTATTATTAACCACTACATCTGCTACATACCACGTACCAGTATTAATTAACGACAATCAGAACGGCACTCCGACGGTTCGCGAACAACGTCTTGCTTTACAGGACTTGTTTATCGTGTCTAGTATTCAATTCTTATTAGTATCTGGATCATCTACTACTGGTAGTGCAAAGGCTTATACATATCCTAACTTAACTGCTTTCTCTACAGGTGCAGCACAGTTGTATAACTTTTACAACGGCTATTTCAATATTCAAGTAAATAACCAAAACGTATTACCTAAGTGGTCTATTTTACAACACTTAGACGTTCCACAACAACAACAAAATACAAACTTTAACGTTGCTTCTGTAACAAGTCCAGCGCAGTTTGCTATCGACCAAGTAAGTTTAGATACTTACGGTTTACAAGTTTGTGAGCCTAATATCGTGTTAAACGGTGCTAGTAACATTAACGCAAGTTTCGTATTACCAGCTGCACCAAGTGCAATTGATTCAAATACATACGTTGCTACAATGTGGTATGGTATCTTAGCTCAAAACTGTACTTCAGTTAAATAATAGTTTTGCGAACTTTAAACGCTGCCGCCGGTGGTCGGACAATACCACCTATTTTTAATTTTATTAATAAATATTTATGATACGCATTGAAAGATTTGAAGCTGTGGAAATAGCTGTGCCAAGTGGTAGCACGTTGACACGTTTTTATTTCCCGGATTTACCCAACCTTAGGAACGCCAAGATCAGTGCTATTCAAGTATATACAGCTGGAACAATTACTGCAACCCCGTTAACTGGATCAACTCCAGTAACTACTGCGGATTTGAAAAAGTCATTTTTAACCTTATATCAAGGTGATCTACAATTAGTATATAACGTACCAATGATCAGTTTGAATAATATGGTTAACAGTGCTGCTGATCCTTATACATTTGAATTGCCAGCTGTAAACGGAATTACTGTAAGCTGGGTAAAATCTTTTGTAAACTTACCGACTGCATTAGGTACTACTAACGTAGCTTATTCTTTTGGTGTTTACTACAATTTTTAAAAAACTACTACTATGGCTTTAGAAAAAGCAATGGTAACTGGAACTAGAGGAATAATGGACTGGTTTGATAGAAATGCAACCAGTCCTTATTACTCCGTTTGGGTAAACCGCAAACAGTTACTTTTTTCATGGAATGATGATGATATGGAAGCTGGTCGTTCTAAATTAGAGGATGATTTATTAGCCATTGAACAGAATGGTAATAATGATCTTATAATTATTAAACTACATCCTAAAAAGGACAAAGCTGGATATATTACAGACAAAACTCCTATTTATAGTAGCATCCAATGTCGTGCAGCTGAACTTGAACGACCTAATTATGGTATGCAACAAATGAGCGGAATGGGTTATAATAGTAAAATGGAAAACGTACTTGAAAGAGTATTAGAAACTCAAAATGCTATTCTAACTAAATTAAATGCAGAGGAATTAGAGGAAGAAGATGAGGAACCTAAAAATTCTATAGGTAGTTTATTAATGCAACCGCATATACAGACTTTGTTAATTGCTGGTGTTAGTAAGTTATTAGGAATCGGAGGAATGGAAGCACAACCTGCTGGAATGGCTGGAATAGAGGATGTAAATGAAAATGAAGCAATAATAATTTTAAACAATTTAATGAGTAAAGGAGTAACAATAGATCATTTAAGGAAACTTAATGAGATGAGTAGTATTAAATTAAGTTCTTTACTTGCAATGTTATAACTTTTTTAACCTTTAATATATGGCACAGGACGTAAGTGTTGATTTAATGTTGGATAAAGATTTGTATGCTTTTACTCCGACTTATGGTTATACCAGCGGTATTTTTACAGACAAATATAAAAAGAACTATAAAGCTGGTGATTTCATTGGGCATATTTATAGTTATTTGACTAGAGCAAATCAACTTTATTTAGTAGTATATGCAAGTACAAGAGATTATAATAATCATAATGCTATCTATGTGCCAATATTTGAGAATAATTTAAAGATCATTGGTTTAAAAGAAGCCATTGCAGCCGAAAATGCAAAAAAACAAGCTGAGGCGGATGCTTTGAAAAAAGAACAAGTAGGTGCAGTTCAATTTTATATAGAAAAATACGGTCCTTGGGTTTTAGGTGCAATCGTAGTAATCGGTGTTTTTCCTTCACTATTAAAATCAATTACAAGAAATGACAAATAAAAAAGATATATTATTAAAACTGGGTTTAGCAGCTGGTATATTTTTAATCTTTAATAGTTTTAAAAATAAACCAAAAACAAAGGCTGGAACTCCTTTAATTGAACAAGTGGATGCACCAACTGGATCAGAACAAGTATTTAGTAAAGTAGGTACCAGACTATTTGATAAAAATGGTAATACTGTTATAACATTTGATCAAGCTGGTTTTGGAATGACAGTTACAGGACAAAAAAATGGAGTATTAAGTGTTGTATATGGTGATACATTCTATAATGGTTTACCAGCTTATGTAAACTATAATGATGTAACTGTTGTAAATGCAACTCCAACTAATTACAGTCAAATTTATGCTTAGTTATGGAAAGGAAAAATGATAGTACAATATTATTGTTAGTGGCGGCTGGTTTAGGTATTTACTGGTATATTAACAGTAAAAAGAAACCTACTGATAATGTCAGTACGCAACCAGTAACACAACAGCCAGTTACGGAAACGCCAACTGGATCATTTTCACAAGAACAGTTAAAAGAAATATTTAAAAATAGTAATCTACAAACTACAACTGCATCATCAATTAATATTCAACCTTCAGTTAAGACAAATGTTGAAACAGTTACTCCTGTAACTGATATGTTTAATACTACTATGATGACAAATTATGTTGAAAAAACTCCAATAGATGCTGTTTATAATATGAATATTGCACCTTTAGAATAAAATAAAGAAAATGAAAAATACAAATTTAATATTATTAGCTTTGGTAGGTATTGGAGTTTATTTATATTTAAAAAATAAACCCAATATTGTTAATAGTAATACGGTTTCACCTGATACAAGTGATGTTAAACCTACTGTAACCCCAGCTGATGTTGATATTAAGTTTTCAATTAATGGTATGAGAAAATTAGGTAACGTTCCAAATATTATATAATATGAGTACATTTAATATTAGTTTATTAAACTATGAAATTGATTTTTATACAGTAGATACCAGCCAATATGTTGGCGGTGATAATGCTGTAGGTTACACTTTTATAAATTACGGAACTAGCGTAGTAAAGATTGAAACAATTACTTTACAACCTAATCAGCAATTTGAAGTGCCTGGGAACATTGGCGAAAACACAAAGCAAAGATTCTTTGTGAACTTTGGAAGTAGCACTACAGGAAACAATGTAGTGATCATTAAAAAAAGATATATAAACCTATAATATGAGATTAGGAGTAGATTTAAGTATATTAAACCAGAAAGGCACACCAGCCTTTTATAGCGATATATTCGCTAATAGACCTGCTTTTGGTTATGCTGGTAGAGTATTTATATCTACCGATACTGGTGCTATTTATGAGGATACTGGTACAAGTTGGGTACTTATTGCGGATGCTGGTGCTGGTACTACAGGAACTTTACAGCAAGTTACCACAAACGGTAAAACTACAGATCAAGGAATTACAATTACTGCTGGTGGTTTAAGCACTAATAGTTTAACTGATACAGCTTTAACTGCTGGATCAGTATTATTTAGTGGTGCTGCTGGTTTAGTAAGTCAAGACAATGC